TTTAGTACCGCCTCTATAGTTTCTAATAAACTGCCGAGCATTTCTGTAAGCAGTGTAGATTTGACAGCAGCCAGCACCATCTGCGCCATTTTTTAAAACTTGTAATGTCCCAGATTCGTTGACCGGATAGTTGTTTTCAGTAGTCGCCTGAACGTTTCGACCTTGAAAATAAACACCTTCCCTTAAACCCGTTAGATCGTTTATATTTGCATTCGCTAAATCACCAAACAACTGTACTGCGTCGCCTTCTTTTAGTGCTGATTTATTGTTAATTGTGACATCATCAACATCTAGAAAACACCATTGTTTTTTATCTGTTATATATGCTAATTTTGTTGACCATTTTTCTATTTGCTCATCGTAAAAAATAAATGACAAGCTATTACTCAGCGTACGTAATACAAACTCGTCATTACTTTCTTCATATTTAAATTTAATGCCGGCTGACTCAGCAGACATACGTAATTGCCCCGTCATTTCATCGCCTGATTTTTTAACTGCGTTATCTATTAAATTAGATAATTGTTTTTGTGATTTTATTATTACTTTTTGCCCGTCGGGCGCTATTAATTCAACATCTCCTGAACCAGTTAAGATTTTTTGCCAACCATCTAACTGTTGCTGATGATACGCTAGCGATGATGCTATTTCTAAAGCAAATTGCTCAATAGAAACTGATGGCGATGTTGGGATTTTATACGTTTTATCTTTTGCTGTTACGCCGTTATAATTTTCCGCTAATGTTAATCTCGTATCAGATTGAACTGATGCAATTTCATATATTTCAACTTGATTTGATGATTGCAGAATAAGCATTCCTCCGGCAGATACACCTGATAACGGATTAGACCATTTTGTTCCAATGCCTGTTACTGTATCACTGTTTTTTGTTACATTTATTTTACCTGTTGTATACCACATAATTTTCCTTAAATTTTAAATATAAAAAAACCGCTGCATGAGCGGTTTGTTCTGATGGATTGTTAATTAATCAAGAAAACCATTCGAGTTGTTCATTAACAAAGTTAGCGAATTAAAAGAGACTTTACATTGACTCACAAATGAATGTTTACTACGCTCACCAATTAATTGAATATTAATTCTACTGCCAAGTAGGAGCGGAGGAACTGGCACGCATAAATTATCTATTTTCCCGTTATTAATGAATTGATTAATATTAAAAGAAAATTGATTGTTAAATAAAAATTGTAGCGTTACCTCAGATTCATTGCCATTTGTGCATTCAATCCGTGTTGTTCCTGCAAAACACAGCGTTTGCCAACACCCATTCCCCTCAACTGTCATTATGTGCACCGAATTTAGCGGAGGATTAAATCCAAATCCCAAATGAACATCACGAACGTAGTTTTTGGCTGAGAGTATATTGCCTTTAACTTGCGCAACATTTAGTGTGCCTTTAATCTCGCAATTTTCATTAATCACAACATTGTTTAATTGCCCAGAAGTTGCTTGTAATTTTCCAGAAATATCAGCGTTGACAGCCTTCAAAGTTCCGGTATCTTTAGATAACTGCCAACCTTTTTTACCATCAACAAAATTATCAGACTGAATGATGTTGCTGATTTTCGCATTAGTTATTGATCCATCTTTAATGTGTGCATCTGTTATTGAGCCTCTTCCAATAGCCGTATCGTTGATAATCACTTGATTGCCGTGAGTAGTGAAAATTACTTGAGGGTCACCGCCTGCGGCATTCATAATTGAAAAACGATCTTGTAAGAAAACAACATTCGATTGAATACCTTCATCAGTGTTTTCAACCCCCATAGTCATGCCTGCAATATACTGTTGCCCTTTATCATCAACCTGAACTTTCATTGTCCTATATGCTGATAATTTCCCGTTTGTATCTTGAACAGCTTTTGATACGTCAGTAACTTGAGCTGATACCTCGCCAATATTCGTATTGATTGAATTAATAGCATCCGCTTGAGCTGAGATTTTCTCGCCTTGTTGCGTTACCTTTGTGCTCATTTGGTTAATAGAGCTAGCATTATTTTTAACACTATTATTGACGTCATCTATCGATGATGATAATTGGGTTAAAGTATTGCTTTGAGTTTCAAGCGACTCTCCTTGTTTTATTACAACTTGCTTTAAATCAATTATTTCACCTTTAGCATCCCCAAGTCCTGCGCTAAGTTTTACCATATTCTCAGCAACAACATGAATTTCTTGTTGGTTTTTACCGTCATTTTTACGACGTTCAACTGACTCGTTATCAGTATTAAGTGCATTTTTGATTGTCGCTAATGATTGAGTTGATGATGTTACACTGCTGTGAGCATTAACTGAATCTATTGTCGTATCCAAATGATTTAATGATGATGAAATAGATTCAATATCATCACCTTGTTTTTCAACCTTAGTGCTGAGTGAGTTAATTGCATTGGCATTTGCTTTAACATTTTTATTGACTGCGTCAACGTTATTATTGGTTAAATCTAAACTTGCACCTAATGAATTAATAGCGTCAGACTGTAAACTTAGTTTTTCACCTTGTTTTATTGTTGTTTGCTTAAGTTCATCAATATTAGCTTTAGCCCCATCCAAAGTTGAAGATATTTCAGTAAGCTCAATCGCCGTAGCTTCATGTTCTGATACAATTAGTGCTTTAGTTTCTTTTATTTCTGCACTAACATTACCTACTTCATTACGCCATTTTTTCGAATCCACATCATTAGCTAATGCATTCTCAATAATTGATTTTGAGTTTTTAATTGAAGATAATGCATTTTCTACAATGCGTTTACTTTGATTTGCTAATTCATTAGCCTGTTTATCAATTAAAATAGCATTGTTATCAGCTTTTCCAACTAATGAGTTCCAAGCATCAGTTTCTTTGATTTCATCAAAAATATGGTCAGTTAAATCGTTAGTATTTGTGCTAGAAATTCCTCTAACCCATTCTGTCCAATCGCTAACGTTTCCGATCTTATCAATCAATCGAGCGCGATAGAAAAACACTTGACCAATTGATAATCCTGTTTGTGAATAACTGCAACTTGGATGCGTAACATTGCTTAACAGTAGTGCCTTTTCTTCACTTTCATTAGTAGAGTATTGGATTTCAGTATGACTTGTGTCACCGCCACCGTCAGGAAATGACCACTTTAAATCAATACCAAAAACAACATCATCACTAGCCGTAAAGCCAATTGGCTTATCAGGTTTGCCAACTTTACCTTTAATTGAAGTCGCTTGTGAGTATGCCCAAGTTGAAGATACGTCAATTGCATTAACAGCTCTTACACGAACCTCATAAACACCTGAATAAACTCCCTCTACTGTAAAATTTGTACCGTTTGTACGACCAACATTAATCCAAGCTGAATTATCTTTTCGCCATTGCGCAACGTAGTTTGTTGCTCCTTCCACCGTATCCCATGTTGCATTTAAAGAGGCAATTGACAATCCTTGAGAGATGTAGCTGCTTTCGGAAATAACAATATTTTTGGGGGTAGAAATTGAACTTGGTGGAGTAACGGTAATAGGTTTTGACTCAATCCGAATACCCTCATCAATATATTTGAATTTATCAGGATCGTGCTGAATAGCCGTTATTGTAAACTGACCTTTTTCAGTTGCCGATATTGATGTCACTCTAAAATATTGAATTGCAATGTTATCACTATCTATACACCAAACCGCACCAGCCACAGGTTCAATTTTATAGTTAACTGAAACCGTAATCGTTTTTTTATCGGTACTGATTGATTTAATGGTTCTGCTTTGAGCTGTACCATCTGGTAAGTTAATTACTAGTCGATCGCCTGCGCCATAATCAACAGCCCTATCTAGCGTTATTTTTCGACCAGAAACCGCATGGATTCGTCCACCGTTTTCTTTACCAGAACGGGACGGGTCGGCAACGCCAATAATTCTAGCTGGCATAGGAATATACCCATCTAATCCAACAGTAAAAGTTATTACCTCATCTTTCGCATTTGAAAGTAATGCCCAACGTCCCCTTCTTTGGGCTTCTGATTGTGATGTGCAACCTATAGCAGTCAATTTCATTACATTAACATCGTATCGACGCATTAAATTATGATCCCACACCGCCTCGACATCATCACAATAATGATTATTAGGGTCAGAATAAGCAACTAAGCACGAAGTATACCGATTTTTATATGAACCTCCTGAATAAGCAAAATCACCGATAACATTTGATGGATGATAGATGAAGTCAGGCTCGTCTTGTGGCATGTCAGCCGTTAAACAAATCTGGTCATTACCCCAGAAAATTATCCCACGAAATGACGCCACCAAGTCTTTAAGTACTGTGTAAGCGTCCTCTTGACTTTGTATATATTCATTACAAGCAAAACGTGGCTCTTTGCCACCCTTCCCATCAGATACCATCTGATCGCAGTATTGCCCTAGTTGATAGATAGACCATTTATCTATCATAGTAGAATCAATCCGTAATCCCATGCCTGCTATCTCATCACGCATTAGATAATAAGCAAGCCAAGCGGGATTATTCGTATAAGCCATTTTAAAGCCACCCCGCCAAACTCCCGAATATGTTCGACTAACAGGATCGTAATTGTCTGGAACCTGAACGAGCTTCCCTTTGGGTTTACAACTGATTTTAGGTACCGACCCGTTAAACTGACTAGCATCAAGCTCAATGTAAAGCAAAGCGGTATTTGGATATCGCAATTTACTATCAATCACTTCTGCATATGAAGAAACGCCAAAAGTATTCATTAATTTACCGCTTTTAGAATCAGGCGTTAACCGCCTAACACGAATCGCCCACCCGTCTATGGCACTAGGAAGGTTAATGCGGTGATCTCTTTGATACTCAGATGTCGTTTTCCCATTAAATGTAGCATTAACAACAGTTTGAAAAGCACTGCCGTCTGTTGATAAATCAATTGTATAATTCACCACCGTACCCACAGCATCGCCGTTATCTTTATATTCAACTAACGTTGGTACGCTCAATTTAATTCTAATGGCATCTAAATCCAAATTAGAAAATGAACGCACCCATGGTTTATTAGCCTTTACTATATAATTTGCCCGCAGTTCATTACTTATCTCAGGTATACCCTTAATATAGTCTTGAGTTTGTGATCCATTACGAAACTCCCAAGTAACACCATTAAAATTACGTGAACCATCAGCGTTAGCTAACGGGGTGTTATCAATATAAATATTTTGTTCGGTAAGATCGCCCTGAATTTCCCCTTCGCTCAATGCAAGCAACACTTTAAGTTTGGCGGTTGACAGTAAGTTGTCCGGTTGCTCATACGGCTTGTGCGGTTTTTTACCTCCGCCTTTTTGACCCTCTATAAAATGCATAATTTACTCACCTATTGTTGATCTTCTGAATAAATACCAGCGTTAATTACCGCGCCGCCAATTTCTCGCTCACCGAGTAAAACAGGGACTGGGTATCCTACAGCATTGGTGTTAACTGGTGCGCCAAACCCATAATTTGGTTTATTTTCAGTACTTGATGAACCGCCAGCGTTAAATTTCGGCTGAGGTGTGAGCAATTGAACAACCCCGCCAAGCATCATGCTAATACCGATTCCTGTTAAAATCGATGTTGTAGTAACCGTTGTGGCAGCCATCGCTGCTCCCCACGCCGCCAGTGACGCACCTGCCGTAAAAAATGCAGCCACTAACGCAATAGCACCAATAATAATTTGTAGCATTCCGCCACTTTTAGAGCCTTGAGCTACAGGCATGATCATGTAATTTTTACCACTTGCATTAATATCAAACTCATCAATACCAATGTTTTTGCCGTCAACAAAAAAGGCAAATTTAACGCCGTTCAAATGCGCTGAACCCATGTATTTTTCAAAGCCTTTTATCGTTGTACATAATGCTCGCAATAATTCTTTAATATTTTGCACATCGTATTGATGATTTTTGCCAAATTGTTTCGCCATTGCGCCTTTAAACGTTACATTACTCAGCATTAAATAACTCCTTGTGTCGTACTATTCGAACGGTTCTATCTCTAAAATATTTACCGTATGGCGTTCTTGATGATAATTGCCCGTACAGATGATGTAGAATAAGATTGTCACCAAAATAAATAGCGGCATGGTTTGTGACTTGTGAGCCAATTCGCATCATAATGATGTCACCAATTTTCATGTCCTTCAGCTCAACTTCTACAAAACCTTCTTCCTGCCAGTTGTCATCGTAAATATTTTCATCTCCACTCTCCCACCATTCGTGAGCGACAGAATAATTTTTTAGATAGATGTTGTGCTCACGTTTATAGTAGTCCATGATTAATGCCCAACAATCAGCATACCCCAACAACCATTGACGCCCTGTATAATCCCGATTTACACGCGGTGATATTGTGCAAAAATCGCCATCAGGAACAGACATAATTCCCCATTCAACACCCGAATAATCGCATTGAATACGGTCAAACTCAGAGGGAACAAGTGACACTACGTCGGGATGTGAATGAATAATCATGATGATTTCACCCTGTTTTTCCGCCTCTAATTGCTCATCAGGGGATATGACAAAATGCTCCTTGGGATTATCTGATATGTTTTTGCACGGTATATATTTTTGCGTTTTCCCTGTGTCTACAATTAGTCCGCACGCCTCGTTAGGGTATTCACTGTCAACATGTTTTTTTATTGCATCTAATAATTTTTGTCTCATATTATTTACCCTGTAAGTTTGCTGCAGGGAAACCACCAAAAGGGAGAGGATTATTGCCATGGCGAGCTTTACAATCCTTTAATAATCCGCCGCATTGATCTTTAGCAGGATCGTCAGTCTCTATACCATCTTTAGTGAAATACTTATTACCTGCATAATCACACCCTGTACCCGTTCTATACCACCCACGCATACACCAAGTACAAACCGTTGTTATTTGCCGTGTGGGTAATTTAAGATTTTGTATGTCAAAAGGTGAGCACAGCTCAAACTCAACGGTCGCTTTTGTTTCTTCGCGCTTGTTATTGATAAAAAATAACTGAACTCGCTCTTGAGTAGGGTCTGCGGTAGGATTTCCATTAAGCCAATTATCCGCATCAAGGTACTTAGCCATTGTCGTGTGGATTTTGACTTTTGCTTGGACCAAATCATCATAATCAATACAAAGCCGAGTTACTCTACCGTCTATATTGCCAACCGATAATCTTGGTGTTGGCTGTGAGCCAGTGCTACTTAATTCAATGTCTTTTAACTCATATGGATACGGTAAATATTCTTTACCTTGCCATTTTATTGATGGTAAATTCTCAGCGGCAAATGACGCCCACCCATCAGGTGAAATGTTATGGGCATGAAATCTCAGTACTTCGTCAAGCCCAAACTTAGTTCCATCCACCTCTATTAGCTGTATAAGCTGACTCCCCTCAAGAGATTGCAAATCTTGGGTTATCGTCATATTTCCTCCAGATATAAAAAAAGCCCGCATTTGCGAGCTTTAGGTTTGATTGTATTTAACCACAGTATACCCCTGTGTATACAGGGAACACTTAGCGGTTTGGCGTATTAAAGTTACTGATAACTTTGTATTTTATATGTTGATTCGTGGCTTGTAGAACTTCAATAACGGCGCCTTTATATCTTATCACCGCAGAACGCGATAAATCATACTCAGCGTTATTAGAAAAAGCTGGACGAGCCATATCGTTATTAAATTCTCGATATCCTATATTAATTTTATTACCAACTTTACCATTATAAATCAATGTTTGCTGGAATCCGTCTTGGCTAGTCACGCTAACTTTTTTATACGAAAACTGTTTATTGGATTCGCAAAAATCGGTTCCTGTTGCAAAAGATATGCACACTTCATTTTTAGATGAGTCTTTACTAACTCTTATACCTATCGGCACCGCAGGAACATTGAAACTTTTCACAATAGCATTCCCGTTTACACTTCTTGCTGCAAAAAATAAATATTTTTTATCTTCACCTAGCTTCGGGTAATCACCAGCATCAATGATATAAGAGTACCAATAATTATTAACTTGAGTTGCTACTGGAAACGAAATTACATCCATTGTTTTAACATTGCCTTGACGAACCATGTCATCACCTATATACGTAGTCGTAACCACATTCAGATCAGGATAGCTTTTTTGAGTAACCTCTGGCACATAATTATACTTAATATCGCTAGCGCACCCCGACAAAACAAACCCAATCAAACTAATTAATAAAAATTTTTTCATACCACTCCCCTAAATTAATTTTTGTAATTTTGGTTAATGGTATGAAATTTATTTATTATGCGCAACAAAAATCAAGGTGCATAAGATTGTGTAAATTTAAATGATAGTGAAACAACTCTGTCGCAAACAAATTCGGATTCGATTGATTTATTCACAACTCGATATAATTTTTCTTCGCCGTACGGGTTTTTCCACAAAAACGACTTTATAATATGCGAGCTCAAAAAATCACGAACTTCTTGTATTTCATTGATGCATCCTGTATAAGTTAAGTCCCAAGTCTCACTTGTATTATTAATACCATTACTGGATAACTGGACATATCCGTCACCAAATCCAGCTTCGTTAATGTTTGACGAATCTGTATGTTTCGGATTGCCCATTGTTTTCCATTTAAATACGTCTATTGCCATATTACCTTGCTCTCATTAAGTTATATAAATCACCACCAGGCGAAACAAGTTTTTTTATCGTTTCATTTACGCGCCGATCAATTATTGCCGCAGCTTTACTTTCGATAGAATTTGCATCAACGCTTGCGTTAGACTTCCCTGCTTCGCTATTAGACTCCATGTTTAACGTTACATTAGTATTAACATTTATAGCGCTTGATGATTTATTAGATTTACGAGTAAAAGCAATAGGTGAAGCATGACCTAAATTCACTGCGCCACCGCTTGCGTATCCTCTTTGAGCGTCGTTCATCAGCGCGTAAAGATTGCCAACACCAAGGCGTTTTGTCGCTTCTTTGGTGAATACGAATTCGCCTTTATGAACAATACCTGCTGGTTCATACTTGTTGCCTCGTCCTGTGAAACCACACGATTTAATGCTGTATCCAACATCCCCACCAGTTGCATATCCACGAATTAAGCCGCCGCTGTATGCTTGCTGTAGCCCTCCTGTTGCGGCACCAGCACCAGCGCTAGCCATTCCAAACCACCCCATGGCTGATTGTATTGTTTGAGCAACTAGTAACTTATTGATAATCTCAATAATATTTGTGAGAATTGATTTGGCAAGGCTTTTAAAGCTCATTTTCCCAGTCGTAACAAATTCAGTTAATGAGTGACTAACAGAACTCATGGTTTGTTGTCCTAAATCACGAAACGCATCAAACATGTTTCGTGAAGCCTCTGAAAATTCATTAATACCCACTTTTAGCCCTGCAAACCAATCAGTTTGATTAATGTCTTCCTGCTGCCAGCTTTGTTGTAGCGCTTGTTTTGCCTTGTTATATTCCTCGGTGATTTTTGTTATTTCATTCGGATTTGTCGTACCTTTTAAAGCAATATCACGCTGAGCGTCAAGCTCTGACATTTCATTGTAGCGATTCGCATTTTTTGACGTCATGCCAAAAGTAGCTTCACTAGCTTTAGATTTTGCAGATAAGTTTGTTGTGTACTCTTGCATTTTACGAAGTGCTTTAGTCGCTGTTTCGTATTGTGCAATTTCTTCACTGATAGCTGCATTTTTAGCAAACTGAGCAAGTAAAGCATCCTTATGCGCAAGTACATACTTTTCATGCGCTGACATTCTTGCTTTATTGCCAGTACTTTCTAGCGTTTGAATCTGAGCTTGTAAATCAAAGTACTTTTTGCGCTCCGATGTGATTGTGTTAACCGTCAAGCTCTGTTCCCGAAGTGCTTGAAGCTGACTTTTTAAGCTGATTTCTTGCTGTTGTGATGTGCGTAATAAATTGGTTGCTGAGCTTGTTTTTTCGGCGTATCTTGCTATTATAGCTTGTGTTGCTTTTTTGATCTTATCGTCAGTTGCATAGCCATCCTCGTCTGGCTTATATATTTCATTAGCTCTTTTTGCAGCAGCTCTCATCTCTGCAAGTTCCGCATCTCTGCGCTGACTTCGCGTTAATGCCATTTGAGAGTACTGATAAAACGGACTTTTTCTTGGGTCTGCAGCATTACCTACGTTAGTTAATGATTTTAAAAATTTAACTTTAAACGCTGCATCACTTGCTTTATTTGCTATTTCAAGAAGCCCGTCAATCAAAGATTTAAACTTGTCGGGACTGTTGTCTGATGTAACATATAGCCTACTCAACTCCTTTATTAAATTGCTTATTTTTTCTTCTACTTTAATTGAGTCTGTTTCTGATTGTATGCTGGATAACTCAACAAGCAAATCTTGAGCTTGTTCTTTTGTTATACCAAAATATTCAGCATAATTTTCAATTTTCCCCTGAATGCCACTGACGAATTCATATGTTGCCCGGTCGTTAGCTTTTAGCATTGTATTTAAATCTTGCCCACTTTCAGTAATTTGCTGAATTCGTTTTAAGACATCTTTTAAACCAGATTGGCTGTCGGTTCCTTGAAGAGTACGATATTCTCTTTTAAATTCTTCTATATCAATAAAACTGTGTTGCAACTCACTCTTTATATTTGAAATAGTTGTCTTTAAATCTTTTTCACTAGATTTCAATGCCGCTTCAACTAATGAGCGATCCTTTTTAAGTAATCGCACCATATCATCAGACAAAAAAGTAAGTCCGGTGCTCTTGTCCGTATTCAATACTTTGTTTAGGCGGTCTTGCGCCGCTGCTAATTTATCTGTAGCACTTTCAGTTTCAAAAAGCTTCGGTATCATGCTACCGAGCAATCCGACCATTGCTGAAATCCCGATGTTAACGGGATTCAACGAGGTTAACAGCGTGCTAAAAGTATTGCCTATGCCATTTTTCATGATCATAGACATGCTTGAAGTTTGTAATCCAGAAAAATTACCTCTCATCATCTGTGTTGTCATTGTAGCCAACTGGTGCTTAGTAGCTAAAGATGCTGCGCCTAATTTTTGGGTTTCTTTCGTTGCTTGCGTTAGTTTTCGAATATAAACATCAGCAGATGAGCTAACCCCAAGTTGTGCAGCTTGATATCGCAATAACTGCTCTTTAGATAAATTTTGAGCTGCTACTTGTGCTTTTAATTTGTTTAAAAAATCAGTTTTCGCTTTTGTTGCGATATTTTCAGCGGTCGTCACTTCTCTTTGCTTTGTTGCAACATCTCGTAGTAATTGCGTGTAGTTACCAAGGTCAAGCTCGTTGTTTCTGAACGCTTTGCTGACGCTGCTACTTATTTTTTCTAGCTCTTTTGAGGCGGTATTAACATCTTTTAAACTGTCAATTTGATTTCGAAAACCAACATATAATCTATCGCTAGATTCAGCAAATTTTTTAGCTGAGTTTGTATTTGCCGCAAGGCTTTTACGATATTCAGCAATACGTCGATGCGTCTCATCGACTTCTTTAGCTGTTCGAGATAATGAACTTTTGATAGTTTGTTGTGAGTTTTCGAACTCATCAGTAGCCGATGCCGCTTCTTCCGCTTTTTTGCTAAAAACGTCTAGCCTTTTATTCGCTTCATCAACGCTTTGCATATCAATCTTAAGCGTTAGCGATGTGATTTCTTCTGCCATAGTTTTCTCCAGATAATAAAAAACCACCCGAAGGTGGTTTGACTGTTGTTGATGAATGATAGGTGACTTTTCAAATATTACCCTTTAAACTAATAATTATTTGGATTTGTGCATTAATTTCAGGGCTTCACTTTCCATGGTCTGAATATCGTTAAAAATAGTGTCACTTTCTGCAATATTGTTAATTTTCATTACCCATGGCAGGCAGTTGTAGTCAAGACCAATTAACCCACTCATACCTGTTCGCCACTGAGTGGACATTGCCTTGAACAATCTGAATGCGTCTAAATTGTCTTGCCATATCTCTACATACTCATCAGCGTAATCATCTTCGGTTAGACCGAATGCCGCCAGTTCATCTTTTGACGGCTCAGGGGTATATAGAGCAATGGCAAGTTCAATTAGTTTTTTTCGCGCTGACCTAACATTTCTTTATAGTATGTATCGGTTATCGCACGCCAAGCAGCAGGATAGTTATTTAATAAGATTTGCATGTTTTCTTGATTAAATTCTTCATCCAAGCTCCAGCCTTGAACTATTTTCATGACAAGATCGATAATTTGTTTATCTTTAACTTCATCTTCAAGTTTAGTGAGTTTATCTGCTAAGTAATGGTTAAAGGTTAGTTCGATTTGCCCGTCCTCTTGACCTGCACGAGGAATTAAGACATTACACTTAAACGTTGGTTCTGCGACTAATTTAAATTTTGCCATTTAGTTTATCCTTATTTATCTTTATAAAATGTGATCGCTGGTGATTCGACGGTTGTGTTGATTTTTACGGTTTCAATCTCGTTGATAGCCGTCTCAGGTGTTGGGTCAAATGACACACGTACAGCGTCGTAGCGAGTTTCTTTTGCTTTCGGTACATACATTTTCATTGCTACCACATCGTTCGTCTGATCTAATTCCTGCAATAGCGGATAGATCGGCAAAGAGCTGTCATGAGCAATAGTAAAGCTTTTGCTTTTTGCTGATTTAATGGTTGGTAATTGTCGTTCTGTATCATCATCCAAAAATTGAATTTGAACAAATTGTTGTTCACCGCCCTCAGTAGCAACCTCTTTTACCTGTGGTAATCTTTCCCACGCTGTAATTTTGGTTAATGTTCCACTACCTTCATCAGCAGGAAATGCACTGGCATTTGTCGTGTTAATATTGCCAAGAGTGACCTCTAAATTATTAACTTTCGATACTTTAGCAACCGCATTATTTAATTTTGTCCAACCCGAAGCAATTAGAACCTCATCACCGACCACAAGCCCGTGATTCGCTTTCAATGTAACAACCGCTTCTTTGGCGTTTGTAATAGTTTCAAATGCTAAAGCCTCGCCTTTTGATTTTTGCACGTAAACACGTGCGCCGTTAGGTAATGCAAAACCCATAGTAAAACTCCTAATTAAATTAATGTATCAGCACGGTAATTCATGCTAATTGGTATGGTGTAAGTGGTTTTATCCGTGATAGCTGGATAAACGCTTGGTATTGAGTTGATGTAAAGTGAAAAATTATCTTTGGTTAACTCTGTATTGAGTTTGAAATGCTTAATAATCGCTTCTGATATTTGCTGAGAGCGTGATTTACCAGTGTTAATTGGAGCTACTACGCTAACTTGATAAACTCCTTTGTAAATCCGTGAATTACCGCCCAAATCAAAGCTGGTTGTGATTGCTGGCAATATGTTGGATTTCAAGTATATTTCGTCATTAGGTGTTGCTTCAATGTTTTCATAAATGATTGGTAAACCTAGCTGGTTGGCAATGATATCTAGATGCGATTCGAGCAATTCTGAAATTGTCGAAATCAATTATTAACCTCCTTTTGTGGCATTTTCAAAATGAACTTGAGCATTTAGTGCGGCGACCCTGACAATACCGTTAGGCGCTTGTTTAGAGTGTCCAAATTCCAATCTCACACTGTAAGGTAGGTTGTTAGTAAAGTAGATTGACTGAACACCATTTGTATACCGCCCAATCTGCTCGATACCATCTTTTAACGTGTCCATTCCTGATGGATCAATTCTATCTAGTTCAACAGATGCAGGCACATTAAAGGTAACTTGCCAGTTACCACGAAAACGTCCACCGACATAGCCTTTGGGTGCATAACCTTGCCATAATTCAGGCTGTCCTACTGGTGACATTCTGATAATGTCTTGCAAGATTTCGATACTAGCCTTTTTAACTACAAGCTCATTTTTTGCTTTCGCTTTATCTACAAACGCATTGATAGACGATAGAAAATTTTGACTATTCGACATTTACGCTTTCCTTAACTGTGATTTGTAGCATATAAGAACATCAGCAGGTTTTACTGGATTTGGCTGTTTAATCAGATATTTTTCACCGTCAATGATTACAATATCGTTGATTTTCAGCTCAACATCAGCAGAAAAAACCATCTGAATATCTCCAGACTGAATAACCGTTCCGTCAATCTCAATTGGGTTGTAATTGGTTTTTATGCCAATTGTTGTAAAGGTTTGATTTTCGGTAATAACTTCTTTACCGTTAACAATTGAAACTTGCCCCTTTCTTAATACTAAATATTTCATGCCGTATTTTGAAAGGAGTTTCAAGGCCGTATTAAATGAACGTTCATAAAAGTTCACCATCACGACCTCTCGGCAATACAATTTATTGAGAACCCACTGCTAACAACCAAATCGCCCAATATTGACATAACAGCCGTATACTGCGGTTTAAAGCCAGATTCATCGACCGCATAAGCGACTGTTAACGCACCAGCTATAGACTCCGACTTTACTGGAGCCTCACGCACACTAGGCAATAAATCATCCGAAATAGCCTCAATAGCTAACATACATTGAGCTGTTATTAGTGGAGTTGGGATCTCATTGCTAGGTAATAAATAGCCATCCAAAACAATATTCTTTCTAGGAAATGGTAAAGTTTGGCTTTGTTTGGCTTTCTTACCTGCCCAATTTAATCCATTCAAATAGTCCATTGCTTTAATGAGCAATGATTCTTTATTGTCAGGTAAACTTATATCTCTTGCGTTAGCAAAATGCTCTAAATCATCAATGCTTGCATAACTGTTAAAGTTGCTAGAATTAAGATCGGCATTAATCATTCATTGCTCCATAAAAAGGGCTTTACGCCCTTTGTTTTAATTATTTACTTTGGCAGATCTGCTGTTAACGTTTGGCGCTCCTAGTTTAATTAAAACGCCAGCGGTAGATTTATTGCTGTCAAAGTGTTTTTTCCAGTTAACTTGATTGCTCAACTTAGCTAAATCTGGATTAGCACCTTTTGATGTATCCCAGCTGTAACCAAGTAAATCGATGTTAACTGTACCCTCTGCACGATATCCGATTGCTAAGTTTTCCTGCGTATTGATGTCATAAGAACGGAAGCCCGGAGCTTGTGACTCAGTGATTTTGACAGCACTTGCAACTAAACCTAAAATCGCATCAACTGGCGCAGAATCAGTAACTAATACAGGTTTGCCTAATGTGCCTGGTTGACCACCATAAACCACAACACCAGCTTCTTCGTATAGCTTGTTATCCATTGCCTGATCTACAATGTCAAAATAGGTTGTAGAATGCATAACAAATAAAGCAACACGATTGAATTTGTCGCCGTATTTACGTAATCCTTTAGTTAATGTTTTCTTCCCATCGGTCGCGATATCTGCGGTTACTGTCATGTCAGTGTTAGCACCAATAGCAGCCATTAGAGAATTGATGGCATATTTAACGTAGCCCTCTAATGTTGCATCTGCCACATCAACGCCGATCACCTCTGAAAATTCAGAAATATCACGCCCACGGCGTTTAAATGCTTCTTCTGTTGTTTCATAAGGTCCGTATTTCCATGGCACTTTGACGCCCACAGCTTCGCCTGCGCCGATTTTTTTACCTGTAACAGGATCAACCGAATTAACATCACGAGGATCAATAGAGCCGTTAACTTTGTAAAATGCTCGTTTACGAAAATCTCCTTCAATTAATTCATTGTCGATAAGAATTGCACCATTAGATGCCGCATTAAATACATCCAAGTTATCTTGGCGTCGCTCTAAAAATGCGGTTTGTGCTAAATCGTTGTAAATGATTAAATCTGTATTTACTGTTGTTGCCATTATTTAACTTCCTCTTAATCTTTTGGTAATTTTAAATATGCTTGTTGACCATATTTTTGGATGTAGTTGTGTTTTTCCGTACTGGTCATTTTTGAACGAACTAAATTGGAACCGCCTGCCTTATGACCTCCGCCTCCAGTGCCTTCGGCTCTTGGAAATAAGTGTGGAGCATTATCTTTTAATGATTCCACCCACTCTTGAGGTGTTAACGGAGTTTTACCGTCTTTACCAAGTAAAGGTTCGCCATCTTGTCCTACTGCGACAGCCTCGCCGTCATCACTTAAAATAAACATGCCTTTGGCACGTAAACTAATATCTTCTAATGCTTCAGGTAACGCTCCCGCTTTCAATGCCGCATTAGTCATTTTGTTGCTAAGCACAATACTGCTATACTTTTCAGCTTTCTTTTGCGCACTATCAGCTCGTTCTTGTTCTGCTTTGAGCTTTTTATCAAACTCGCTTCTAAACCGCTCTGTGCGTTTGTTTAATACCTCATCGATTTTCCCTGCTGAAATAAGTTTTGCTTCTTCATCATCTGAAAATCGCTGTAAGATTGTTTTGACGGCGTCAGGATCAATTCCTTCAAACTGCTTTAGTTTTTCAGATAATGCCTTTTGTTTACCTAACAATTCGTTATTTTTATTTTTTAAGCCTTGCGTGTTTTCAGCAACTGCTTTATCTATTAAGGCTTGCACTTCTGGGGTGATTGTTGCACCACCACCAGCATCGCCGCCCTCTTGTGCTTCTGAATAAAACTTTCGGTTAATTTCTCTAAATAACATAATTTCCCCTCAGGATTTGAGCTTTGCTCTGAAAATAAAAAAGGCCGCATATAGCGACCTTGTAGATGTTAATAAATATTTATTTATCTATTGTTTTGCTGTTTTCCATTTTATTGGTAACTGCACTCATACTCATAGCCATCATACGTTTAATGGCTAAATTTGGCTCGTTATCAATTAACTTTTGTATCTCCACTAAGATATCATCATCCCACGGCTGTTTTTGAATTAAAGCGTGGACCTTTCTTAGATTATCGTTTGTCATGTTTTATTAACCATTCTAGTATTAAAGGATGAATTCTCTTTCTCGATTCAGTATCGCCAAGCATATACAAAGCAAAGCTTTCAGAAAAAAGCTCTTCATTTGAATCAGAAGAATAATAACTTAGCACATGCGCCCATTTGTCATTATATGCAATTTGAGTGATTTTAGATAAATACTTCTCATCTTGATAATACAGATAGTGCCCAAATTCGTGTGCTATTGTTCCTTTTATGCTTTGAACTGATGCGTAAGGTAAAACATCCAAGTTAGCAATTATCCGTGCTAGCTGTTTTTTATCTGGAGATAAATCAATTTCATAAATGGCCATATCTTTAAACCCTAGCATGGCGGCGTTTTCTGCAATTGCCTCCCATTCGCTTGGGTCTAACATCCATTGCGCCATGTGAATTGAGTTTTGAGATAAATTATAAGCACCAGCCGCAGTTTCCGAAAATTTATCTTTTGTCCCTAACCATGAGAGTTTTGATAAATTGAACCTTTTAATAATATCTTCTGATATTACAGCAACATCTTTAGCGCTTTCGAGAGATGTATCTTTCGGAAATTTAACATTAGCAGCTATGCTTTTTCTTTGCATCCAATTTTCAATATCTTCAACTGTTCTTAAATTTGAAAGTTGACCACTAAGTTGGTTGTTTAATTCGTCAATTGTTAATAAGTGTCCATCGCGAGTGAAAAACTTTTCTGGCTCAATTTCTCCATTTCGTAATAACCTCGCTCTTTCTACCCCTAATATTTGCTCTTGCCTCTCCTGTGATTGTGTTTTTAGCCAATCAAGATAAGAGATTTTGGCTGGAACTTGACCATCCATTGATGCTCTTGTGCCTGTTGGCACCTCATCAATGTCGATCCCTAGTTCACGATAACTTTTTAGTATAAACGTTTCAACAGACCGACAACAAAAATGTAATTTACCCGGTCCGTCACCGTATGGAATGTCATGACCGATAGGCTGGTTATCTAATGTATACTGTTTTAAATCACGAATAATACACATCGGCGTAGTACTAGTATCAAGCGTAGATAACCATTGCTTGCCTTTTATTAAATCGCTATTAGCCTTTCCGAACTCATCACGAGAAACGGCGGCTGTGTGAGATACAGCTGAGCGAATTAATGATGATACGTTTCTCTTACTAGTTTCTAAAACACCATCTTTATAATTGTTCTTTTTAGTGCCTCTCACTCTTCTAATAATCTGTTCAGTGGTTTCGCCAGTTACATAACCAGTTCTAACGGCATTTGTAACACGTTTAAGTCTGTCATCTTCGATATTGCTTACCCATTCAGACAATAATCGCCCTTGAAATGGTTTTGCTTTTACCACCGCAAATAACTGATTGGGCGATATCTGCATTAAAGGGTATTTAGTTTTAACAATATCGGATAATAACGATTCAAACAGTGAATATTGATAATTACTCTCATATTCACTAAATGCATTTAATTCACCAAAGAGATAATCAGAAAATGAATTTAATGACTTAACACTACTGAGCATTGATTCAAGTCGTGATATTTTAAATTCACTAGAAGATAAATCATCTAACGCAATATATAGCTGGGCTGTTAACTGTTGATCAACGACATTTAGAAGTTTAAGTGATTCTCTTATTAAATTATGCTCATAACCAACCAGATTAACGCGGTGATAAATTGCTTCATCGCGAAGTTTTTTGTTAATTGTCATAAATTAATCCAGCAACTGAGGATCTGCGTCTTTTAGCTCCTGCTTGACGGTTTCAGGATCTGCGCTTGGGTCAATGATATCTATTTTTTGCATTGCACGTATCATATCCTCATCCCTGATTGCGCCTGATTGCCATGAGCTAACAATAGCGGTAATCATGCCAGCATCAGCAATCTTAGAAATAAACTCTTGATTGATAGAACAGACAATATTATCAACCACTACCCCAAGATAATGAGCACACCATTTAAGTGCTATCGTGTAAGCCTCCGACACGTTAGAGCAACATATACCGAGTACGGATGTTGATGCTATTTGATCACCATTAGCTTGTGTTGCGGTTTTAGCTGATGAGTTTTGTTCTATTAGCCTCGCACCTAGTGCCACCATATAATTGCGCTTATCATCCATACCCTCTTTAGCTAATGTGTTAGGCTGTGCTTGGGCGTAAACAAAATTACCGCCTTGAGGCAGTAATAATGGGGTGCGAGATCCAATTTTGACACCATTCTTTTCCAAGAAATCTCGCCATTCAGTATCTAATCCAATGATTGCAGGCTGAACCTGACCACAAAAGAACAAACTATCTTCATAATCAGCACTATTACGATAGTGTCCTAAATTGATTTCAATTAATGAAGATAAAGGGGAATCATCAATTGTTGGGTCGTTGTTTTGAGCACCTACAAATGTAAATGGAATTTCATGCCAATGATCTTCATTTTTTGGTTTTGGCTCATAAATAGAATCAATTTCATAAGGTCCACTGTTATTTTCTCCTGTGCGACGCCAAACCTTACAGATAAACTTGCCTTCTTCAATGGCTAACTCTCTGTATTGAGTGATATCTTTAAAACCATATCCATCAGAGACTTCAACTACTTCCCGAAGAACAACTAAAACTAGCTTATCTTTGCCGTTAATTCGTTGTGTTCGCCAGTTAATAATATCTTCTGCTTTATACGATAAAATCATAGCCTCATTAGAATCTGAGGAATAATCAACATACAGACCATGACGGCCAACTTCTAATACTGATTCAAGCGTTGATTGTGACTGTTGGTAAATACTTGTTCCCGCACCATCTGCATTAGTTTTGAGATATTCCAACTTGTTAGGGATGCTAATTGTTGGATCTTTGCGGAAAGCCATGCCAATTAAACCAATTTTTGTGTGACCAGTAATGCTATAAAAAACCGCCCTTGCAATATAATCCTGGTTGCGTTTTTTATTACGTTCACTCTTATCGGTAGGATCTAAATAAGGTAAATACTGATTACCTTTTGATTTAATTATTTCAGCGCCGGCACAAACATCCCGCATTTTTTCCCAGTTAATAGATGCTTGTTTGTGTTCAGGTCGAATAAAAGTAATGTCATGATTCATTAGAATGTTGTTTCCATTTGAATTGTAAAAGCTTGTCTGCGTGCATTTCGATTAGCCACAGCAAAATATCTAAACGCATCCGCGCCGTGCGATGTGTGGTCATGTAGCGGTTTATCTCGCCAGCAGCCGTTTTTATCATCCCATGCTTTTCGATAGGCTTCTAAATTAGCAATACCCTGTTCGCATTTGCTTGAATCAAATGCACAAAGAGGAAGAATTTCACGAACTGATTCGATGCCATCATCAACACTTAACCTTGGTGCTACATTAAACTTAATGCTGTATTTCTCACCGTCAATTTCATAGCCTTCTTTTGCTATCTGTTTACGGCTCTTACCATCACCCGATAATTCACGATTATCAATATCGTGCGGTGCCCAGTGCTCAGCATATTCATAGCCAAGATTTTGTGATTTGTCTTTTAGGACCTTCATGTAGTGCCTGAGACCCTCGCCACTATTTTCGTAGTAGTCGATGATGTGAAATTCTTCACCCACTTTGCGCACAAACCAAATAACGGTTGAATCACCGACACCCAAGTCCCAATAGGTATAAACTGGTAAATGGCTATTGTCGGGTAGCGTTGTAATGCGCTTCTCTTTATATAGCTGTCTGAATTGCCTTGAGTAGTAAGCACCTTCTATTGATTGTTCGAATGCCTCACTTGGAATGGATGGATACTCACGCTTCATATCATCACCAAGCGTTTTCTCTTTAGCGTGATACCAAGCTTTTTGTTGTTCGGTAAAGTTGATACCGTACTTAGCTTTTATCTCGCTAAAATATTCCTCTAATCTAGACGGTAATTGTTCAACTGGCTCTATCGCATAGAGTGGATTTTTCCACCAAGAGAAAAAAAAGAACTTCCAATCAAGTGATGATAAAGGCTTGCCTTGAATATGGGCTTTTTCAGCTGTATTACAGTAATCGTAAAAATAACCACTTTTACCCTCTGCGGTGCTTTCTATTGTAATGAAACACCCGGTAGCAACAGCTTCAAAAGCACCGGTAACAATTTCTTTAGCTTTATCTGGGAACTTTGCACAAATTTTACCGAACTCAGAAACATGCAGATAACGAAGCGTGCCTCCACGGAATGAAGTTGATACATAAAGCGAGCCACCTTTTTTAAATACCAACTCACCTGCGGCATCATTACTAGCAGGATTCGCTTGCTTTATTTCTTCTGGCAACCTGTCATACGCATACTTAACTTTTTCTCTAAATAATCGTTTAGCATCATTTAGAGTATGAGCAATCAACGCACATTTAGCCGATTCAAATAATGCCGCATCTAACTTAGAAAAATTATCAAAACCTGTTGGATGGGAATAAAAATGAATGAATTAAATTTGGGGTATTTCTTAGATGAGCCACTGATAACCCTATGCGTTCGGGATAGGGGTAACGTTTTATTTAGTGCTCTTTTCTCAGCAAAAGAGATACCTAACGTGATAAAGCAGTTAAATAATCGATGCATAAATGCTATCGAACCTTTAACCAAGATTCATAATCGATTTTTAGAAACTGGTGATCTCAATTGCATACACACAGTATTACCAGAAATATTAATGGAAAGTAAAAATAAAGCAAATATAGAATCCCCTAAGACCGCCATCAAAGGGGAAAATCAAACCAACAACTTAGGAATGAAACCATGAAAAATAGTATCAAAAACAATTTATCTTGTCCAGTAATAGCTGGAATCTCAATTACGACCGATGAGCAAGGTCGATATAATCTTAATGCTTTGCATAAAGCCAGTGGGGGCAAAGATGCTAAAAGACCTAAAGCGTGGTTAGCCACAAAGTCTACTCAAGAACTTATTGAAGAGCTAAGGCAGAATTCTGCCTTCGGTCAAGAAATAATCACTGTCACAAAAGGCGGTATTAATCAAGGTACTTTCGCCCACGAACTTTTAGCAGTATCTTACGCGGGTTGGATTAGTCCAAAATTTCAGTTGACGGTTAACCAAGTATTTTTGGATTACAAAAAAGGCGAGCTTACACCTACACCAAAAATTGATAACTCAGGGTTACCAGAATTAAGAAAAGCGAGAGCGATAAAAGAAGTTTATAACGTTGCTGAAAAATTATGTGGCCACTTATCTAATTTGAGCTCGCCATCAAAACAAGCTATCTATGCTAAGTTAATTAATCCAATCGCAGGTTCTGTTGTCCCCTATCCTATTCTAGATGGACAAACTTATTCAGCAAAAGAAGTCGGTGCACAACTGGGAATATCAGGTCACAAGGTGGGACTAATTGCTAATAAGTACAATTTGAAGACGGCGGAAAACGGCATCTTTGTGCTAGATAAAGCCGAGTATTCAGATAAGCAAGTCACCAACTTTCGTTACAACGAAAACGGGATAAAAGCCATTAAATCATATATGGAGGTATAACCCATGTATAACCCAGTTAATTATTTATTATCAACATCTGCCTCTAAAGAAGAATTAAGAGAAGTGCTTAGTATCGCAAATGACGGTATCGGTGCTATTGCTGACACGCTTCGTTGTGCCGATTTAACTACTGTGGATGATGAAACCATGAATCAATTCGGTTCTGCGTTACTGATATTAAAAGGTGTTATAGAAAATGCTTTTATAAGAATGGAGGAATCAGCCAATGAATAATCTTATGTTTACTGTTCACACTTGTTTTGAAAAGTTTGTTGTTAAAAATAAGCTAGATTTTTCATTGGTGCGAGACCCAAACATCAAGGCTTTGAATAACTATGTTGAAAACGATACAGCACAAATCTTTGATGTGTTTGCGCAAGGATTCCGTTTTGCTATCGAGTATCAACTAACACAAGGTAAAAGTGACTAATGGAAAGATACAAACTAACAAAAGTTGATGCAGATAAAGCAGGGAAAAAGTTTTACGGTGAATTTTACCGTTGCTTCCATGTTGATCGTGAATTACTCAAACTTAATAAAAAAATATTGAACCTTGAAGCTAGATTAAGCAAAAAGCACCCAACATTCAGTGTTCAAGATTTCAGAGATTACGTTTTGAGTGGAGGCTGTTCTAATAAAAATGTGAAAGTTTATATATTAAATTTGATTGATGCGTACATGTTAAATAGGAGACATAAAGATGAGCTTAACTAAAATGATTATTAACAGTGAATTAAATGAAGTTGCGGCAAATGCGGTAAGACAGCAATTTATATTGTTCGCAAAAAAGCATAACCCAAGTGCTGATTTTTCAGTTACAAATGATTCTAATTTACTTAATAACTTTTCTAATGAAGATATACGCAATCAATTCAGCTCATTTATAGCTGGTGCACTTTTAAATCAGTCGGCTTTAGCCGCTAACGCATTCGGGATTATTGCAGATGAGGTGCATGCCGAACTTGATAGCTGGGATGAGGAAGGGTTTGGTATGGCTAACGAAATGCTCTTTTTTATTAATGATCTTTATATTAAGTATTTCGGTGTTGGATTTATGAAGATTGTTGAGAAGAAACCATCAGAGTTAAATAAATAAACAATATCCCCCAATGGGGGAATACCCCTTTAATGAATTAACACCAAATTTGGCGAAAAATACAGTATAAGTAAAAGTCTGGAGAAAAATAAAATGTATGACTTAATCGAAGAAAAAGAAATCATGCAAAAGTTTGGCATCAAAAGCAGGACAACAATTTATAATTTAACAAAAAATAAAGGTTTTCCTGCTGCTGTATTGAATTATCCAAAGCGATACAATAAAAAAGCGGTAATTGACTGGTTTAATAATGGCGGAATTAATCAACGTGTTTGA